TCTACGACCTTATCAGCATCTGCTTTAAAATTAAATCTACTAGGTTTTAATTGACTTACTCTATCTAAAGCATCTGTCATAGAAACTACATTTTCTTTTAATCTGTAATCAGATGAAGTGTTATATGCAGTTGCAGAACCAGTTGTTTCAATAGAACCAACTTCTGAACCATTTTTTCCAAATGATATTTGTTTAACAGTTGCAGTATCATCTCTTGCAAGTATTATATAACCATTACCAATCTCTGTACTATTTGCATCAGCAGGCGTTCCACCTACACCAACTGCACTTGTTATACCCTTTAAAATTTCTCCTGAACTCGTAATACGCATACATTCTGATGGGTCAGAATCTGTAACAACATCTCTTGTACCAAATATTAAATCACCTTTTGTATTTGAACTACCACTTGTTGTTGTGTAACCTATGTAAGCAGGTATTGCACTACCCGCATTATAACCAAAACCAATTAAATTGTTTTGACCATTATTACCTTCATAACCGACTTGTAATGTTATATCGTTTTTAGTAACTCCAGTGATTCCTGTTCTTTTGATTGTTGTCAGACCATCTTCTTTAAAAATAATTCTATCAGAACCATTATACAAACGAAGGTCGTCTGAACTTGGCGGTCTATATATATACCATTCTATAGTTCCTGCAGACCTTATTTGAATTCCTGCTTCTTGAGCAGCTGCTCCATCTATACTAATATATTGCGCTCCAGTTGAAGTGGAAGAACCAACTTCTAATAATGCATCGGGCGAATTATTACCTATTCCAACTTTTCCTCCATTAAAATAACTATCCCCATTTGCTTGAATATCAACTTTTGTAGAAGTATCTGACTTTATCAAAAGACGACCATCATTAGAAGCATTTGTGGTTAAAGTAAATGTATCTTTACCTGCTGTATTTGGAGAAACAGTAAGTCCTCCATTTATATCAACTGCTCCTGCAAAAGTTGCGTTGCCACCACTTGCAATATTTAAAGCAGTAGTTGTGTTTGGTACATCTACAATTTGAAAACTATCATCAGAAGCGTTGTGTCTTGTGTACCATTTTAACGTATCGTTTTCAGAGTAAGCTAAGGTTGCGTTTGAATCTGTAGCTGAATTGATTTGCACATCTAATAAAGGATTTGTCGTTCCGATTCCTAAACCAGTAGAAGTGAAAGTTGCTTGTACAGAGTTATTTCTTAATATAGAAAAATTATGGTCAGAATGTGTTCCTACAAAACCAGTTGTATTATCTGACATTATTTTGGAGATTACACTATTTGTCGTATCAGTAACTCTTAATTGAGGAGTTGAAGCATTAGATAAAGTAACATCACCTGCAAAGGTTGCATCTTGAGAGGTGTCTAAAGTTAAAGCAGTAGTATTATTTGTATCAATGATAAAACTATGATTACTTTGAGTACCTACGTGAGCATTGCTATTTTGTGCATATAAAAAGGCTTCACAATTATTGGTTGTATCTTTTAATCTTACCGTTGGACTTGATGCGTTTTCTAAAGTTACATTCCCTGCAAAAGTTGCGTTTTTAGATGTGTCTATCTCTATAGCAGCACCACCATTTTGATATATATTAAATCCATAGTTATTGTTTGTACCAACTCCTCCAATATTTGTTCCTGAAGCATCTCCCCATAATACTGTTTCAACTGTTCCATCTGATACTGATAGTGTTCCTAACGCACCTGCTCCACTAACTTCTATTCCTCTTGAACTTGCTGTACCACCTACTCCTATCTTACCTGCAAAAGTTCCTGAGCCTGTATTACTAATAGAAAATTTTTCTGAAGCCGATTCATTAAAAACAACAAGACTTTTAGTAGTTGTTGCACCTAAATATCCTTCTACAGTTCCACCTACTTTTAATTCAATTAATGCAGTAGCACCTCCAGTTCTATCTAAACTTAAAACTGTACCACCTGTAGTTAAACTTGCTGAAGTACCAGTTATTGAACCTGCAAAAGTTGCGTTTCCAGAACCATCTATACTTGCTTTTTCTGTTCCATTGGCTCTAAATTTATAAGTTAAAGAATCTGGACTATTGAAATTAATAGCACCCCCATCCATACCAATAACAAGTTTTTGTGTATTAGCACTTCTTGTAATAATTAAACCACCATCAAACCCTGAATCATCTTGTTGTTTAATAGTAAGATTTCCTCTTGATTCAAGAGAAGCTAATAATATATCTGCATATTCATATCCTGTTCCTGATGTATTAACTGTAGTCGTAGGCTCTGTTTGTAAACCTTTAAATAGTTTATATCTATTAGAATCTGAGGCATCAGAAAATAAACCTAAATATTTAACAGTAGCACTTTCTGTGTACTTACCATAAAAACCAATATCAACTGTGTTAGCAGCATTATCTTTAGCCATTGAAATCAAAGGATCTTCTACATTAAAATGGTCTGTATTTACAGTTGTTGTAGTTCCATTCACAGTTAAATCGCCACTAATTGTAACTGCTCCACTAAATGAAGCATTTTGACTATCATCCAAACTTAACGCTAAGGTATCTTGAGTATAAAATCTCATTAAAGAACCTAAAGAAATTGCTTTAATATTCAGATTATCTCTGTCAGATGAATCTAAAGAAATTGCACCTCTTGCTGTTCCTGTATCAGTTAAATAAATATTATCTTCTGCATAGACATCTCCACTAGCTACCATATTCCCTGTAACACTAATTCCTGTACTTGTAGTTGCTAATTTTGCTGAGCCATCGTAATAAAGAGTTACTGCTCCATCTGAATTGCCTACAAGCATCATCTCGCCTGTGTATTTTTCTAGCTGTATATCACTACTTCTAATCCTTAAAGAGCCTGTACCAGTGTCATCAATATAACTATGAGTACCGTTGTGATATATTTCTAAGTCTTGACTAGCTCCTAATCTTATTTTTTCGTTGTCTCCTACGTCTAAACCGTCTGAGGTTACTGTTCCTGTTACTACAGCACCTGAACTTACTACCTCTAGCTTTTGACTACCATTATCATATAGTCTAACTCCTCCTGCTTCATCAGCTTGAATCAAATCTGAACCATCACTACCCTGTAATCTTAATGACTGAGATTTAATTCTTAATTCGGCTGTTGAGTCTGTTATATAGGAGTTTGAGCCATCGTGATAGATTTCTAAATCATTACCTGTACCAAATCTTGCCTTTGCATTGTCAATAAAATCTATTCCACCTGAAGTATTATCTACTGAAATTTTTGTAGCACCTGTTGTATTTCCTAGAGCAAGTATTTTAGATAAAGTATTTACAGTATCAATATTGCTTTGCACAAAAGCTGTTGTCGCTACTGCATTAGAATCACTGAGCCATCCTAAAGTAGTTGCTGTAACCCCATTTGCAAGAACTGAGGTTGCTGTTACATTCCCTGTTAATTCTCCAGTAACATCTCCTGTTAAATCTCCAGTAACATCTCCTGTAATTGTTCCACTAAAACTAGCACTTGTAAATACAGAGCTTCCTGTAGCAGTTAGTCCTCCTGTGATTGTAACCCCATCTGAAGTTGATTCTAGCTTCTTACTGTCGTTAAAATAAAGCTCAACTTTACCACCACCATAAAAAGCAGCCATTGTTCTATCAGAAGTATCTTTAACTACTAGATTATTGTTACCTTTTAAAAGTCCATTAACTTGAAGATTACCACCGATTGTAACATTATCAGGTAAACCGATTTGTAATTGCTGACTACCTGCTGTGGTTTCTATTTCGTTTGTAGTACCTACGATTGCAAATACTTGACTGTCTAAATCAACACTACCTGTACCTGTTGTTCCACTAAAATCTAAATCCTCTAAGGTTATTCTAGACGCTACATAATCAACTACTGCTGCTGAAGTAGGAATTGAAGTATCATTATCATTTGAGGCAATTCCGTCAGCTTCGTCTACAAATTTAGTTATAGAGATGTTTTCACCTGTATCCTTTAGTGTACCCCATTCTAAAATATTAGTAACTTTAAAATCACCACCAGTATTCATAAACAAGCCAGTAGCGTTACCTGATCCGTCTGAAAGTTCTTTTAAACTAGATGTAAGAGCAGCATTATCAAGTGATTTGATAATTGAGACATAAGTTGTACTGATTTTATTGTTGTAAAAACTTGCCATTTTTTATTATTTTTTTGTCATTTATTATTTTAAGAAAAGTTTTTAATTTTTCTATATTATTTTTTTTTGGCTTATATCTCATAATACCCATCCATTAAATGTAGCATCTTGGCTAGGTGATATATCGTCATTTGTATTGCTAGTGTATTTAGGAAAGTCAGATTGATTAAAAGCCATATAATCAATAAACCTTCTACTATACCAGTTAGCGTTTTGACGTGCTTTCTCTACCAAATAATCAACTTCATTTTTAGAAACTGATTCTGAGGTTTCAGAGCTATGTTTATAAATCCCTCCATTCCTTATTTGATAAGCAGCAAATGGTATATAATCCACTTGAGCAAACCAGATAAGCATTGGTGCTATATATTCATTTAATAGTGTCTTAAATTTAGCATTAGCATTGTCATCTATACTACCATCACTAATCATTCCACTTATCTCATTATATAACTCCGTTCCGAGATAATTTTGTATGTGTATTTCTTGAGCCAATTTAATAAACTGAATAAATTTATCAGTATCCACATTGCCATCAAGTATGGAATTTCTAACTAGATCAGTACGATTTATAAATAATGCTGTTGCCATAATCTCTTATTTTGGATATGCTCCTCTGTTTTTCATATTTTCAGGTGCTACTACGCTATCCTTTGTTCCTCTAGGATTTTTAATATAACTAGCAGGAAACTCTTTTTTTGTAGCTTTCCTATAATCGTTTAAATCTTCTGATATTTCAGCTTTATTTTTTAGCTTATATAAAACTCTTACCCATTTATGTCTACAGTAGATACCACCTTTAAATTTGAATATATCATAAGGCTTACCTTTGTGTCTAAATTCTACGTTTACATTTTCTCTATAAGAGGCTTTATCAATATCTTCAATTCGCCATACTAAACCCTCTGTAGATAGTTTCATCATTTCTCTACAAAAGTCTCTAGATGAATTACCACTTTCCATAGGCTTTCTAGAACCTATAGCATATCTATAACGAATTTTGTATATACCATTTTTGGAATCTAAATAACTAAATGCACTACCATCTCTAAGGCTACCTACATTATCTTCACTAGAACCTTTTAATCCTACATATTCTTTTATCTTAGATAGCGTACTTTTTTTCTCTTTTATTAAAGAATTTGCCCAATCTTCATTACTTATTTCTTCGTCTTGATCTAATTCATCTACAAATTCATACTCTTCTTCCATTTTGTGAGCTGATTCTCTTAGACTTCCCAGAATATCCTCTGATAATTCATCTGATAATTCTGGTCTATCATCTGATAAGTCTTGTTTAACTCCTGTTTCTTCTTCTATTTCTTCAGCATCTTGCAAGTCAGGATCAACTTCTGTAAACTCTAGTGGTTGTAAGGTCGTAAAATAGAGGGTTAAGCTAATATTATTATAAGCTAGTAGTGTATCAAAGGAATCTATTAAAAGTTCCTGAAACGGTCTTATAACGGTATTATCTAGCAAAAGAGAGGCTGTCCTAATCTCATCAGCATTATTACCTAATCCTGTAGTGTCTTTTATACCAAATAACATAGGACTAACTATCCTGTGTGCTACCATTATCTTTTTAGTAGATTCTTCACTTAAAAATTGGTATTGTTGGTGAGCATCGCTTAATTGAACAGGAGTAATTTCAGCTTGAGCATCTTTATTATCGTTAAAAGCTAATATAAATTTACCTGCATTACTTGATCCACTAAACTTCTCTGCTATTTTACGTTCTAATAAACGTCTTTCTTCTTGATTAGGAATACCATTATTGAAGTTAAGCAACATTGACGGAGCAAGTCCATTTTCTATATTATTCAAATGGTAATTAGAAATCTCTTGTTCTAGTTGACAATATTGTAATCCACCTTGATAATCTACAGGACTATAATAATAAAATCCTGCTTTATATGGTTGCACATAAAAAATCTCTATAGATTCTTTACTATAGCCATAGGCAGGTATTCTTCGTGGATGGTCATTAGGTTTTATCTTTGCCCAATCTTTAAAATAATAATATCCAGTAATCTCCCCTTTATCATTGCACTTTTCAGCTCTTAATGTTTCTATTGGAAAATGCTCTAGTTTAGCTATACTCTGTCTGTCTTTAGAATAGATAACCTGTATAGCACATTGTCCCATTAATTTTAGATCATAACATAGCTTTCTAACAGCATCCTTATTTAACATAGATACCATTTTAGCGTATTCCTCTGGCTTTTTATTTGCGTCTGTAGCATTTAAGCCTTTACCATATATCTGTTGAGATAACCCATTAACACAGGCGTTATTAGTAGGTGAACCATTATACATATCTAAGAGATACTGAAAATAATTATTATCATCTCCGTATTTTACCCAATCTTTATTAGGCAGTTCTACTACATCTGGACTTGTATAAGTAGCTAAATTTACAAAGCTAATCTCTGATTTTGAGCTTTTTTTAAATTGTCCTAAGCTATTTCTTTTTCTATTTTTCATATTACAATATACTCATTATTGAATGAATTATTAGTTTTGTATTGTCCCTCATTTATTTGGTAATGGTCATTATCATTTAACTGGTCAATATCTTGATCTGTTATAAATATTTTGTCTTTATACATACGTTCTTTTTGGTCAGAATCTACTTCCCAAATTTCATCATACATTTCCCATAAACTAAGGTTAGTATTCCAATAATTAAAATCAGCATATAATTCTAAATCATAAAATCTAGCTTCTTTAAATATTGAGTTCCCACTTCCATCTACATAGGAATTTGTAAACTCATAATAATTACCACTTACAGTCCCTGTATCTTCCCAATAAGTATATGTTTTATTAAGACTTGTATCTCTAACATCTATAGTAAAATTTCCTAAATATTCTCTAGGTATTACTTTTAATGTCTGAGATGCTGTAGTAGTTAATACAATCATTTTGTATATAACGAATTAATTAAATGAATTTGTAAAATAAAAAAAGCACCCTATAAGAGTGCTTTAGTTATTGAGAATGTATTAAGAATTGAAATCTTAATTAGGAGTTATTTGAGTACCAGAAATTTTTGAGGTAATTACACCTGAATCAATAAATGCCGGAGCTTTTTCCTCTTGACCTTCAAAAGTCAAAGTAAATCCATACAAGTCTCCTGCTGCTGCTCCTGTTACTACAGAACCACCAGTACATTCTACTCCATTTTCTAATCCACATAAGAATTGGTTACCTAAGTAATCTTCCACTACTAAGTGTGGTCTACTAACAGCTAATAATTGAATTTCTTGCTGTGTAGCAGCATCTAAATAAGGTAATGTAAGATTAAGAGTTTGAGCATAAAAAGTTGTACCATTTTCTCTAGAACTATTTATAGATGATTCTAAAGATGAATTTCCTTTTACATCATATTCAAACCAATCTTCAGAACCTGCAATAGCAGAGATAGTGCCATCAGCATCTATCGTAACTGCTCCAAGAGTTCCATAGTCAGCAAAGTATACTTTTTTTACACCACCAAAACCAGTCTTACAAGGTAATTTTCTTCCAGTTGTTAATGTACAAGCCATATTTCTAATTTTATATTGTTAAAAAAAAAGGGATAAGGTAGGAACATTCCTATCCTACCCCTTATAAATGTATTCTAATTAGCAAGTTCCACAATACACTACAATATCACTTGAGATACCATACTGTACACCTGCTGTAAATCTCATAATTACTCTAACATTCTGAGAACCATCAAGGTCTGCCATATCTAGAGTTTTTACAAGGTTCATATCATTCAATAATCCAGTACCAAAGTAAAGGTTAGAAGTCTGAGCTAACATCATAGTGTTATCAGCCATACCTTCTGCTAGGAATACTTGAACACCATCAAATGATAATTCTTGACCACTATACCACATTTGTGATTTATTGTCAACACCATTTGTGACGTTTGCAAATCCACCTAAAGCTCTGATGTATGCTTGAGCTACGTTTTGAGAGACATAAAGTTTTAAGTCCTCTTTTCCGTAAATAGCACTTGGAGCAGCGTCAATTATCTTAGCTATTTCTGCTACTACATTAGCGTTAGTTACAGTAGTACCTGTGATCTTAACAGTATCAGCATCTGCTTGAGCTAGTGTTACTAGACCATCAAATTCACCTGCTGTAGCGTTAGCACCTTGCCAGATGTTTTGCTCAGTTTTTTGAGCAACTTCTTTAGCTACGTGAGCTATTAAGAAATCTGAGAATTTAGCAGGGATTTTATCATATGCTGAATATCCCATAGATACTGCTTCCCAATCTGAAACAAATGGAGTAAGACAAAATTCATTGTTTACTTGGAACTCTTCTGGCTGAATAATTCTTTCAGTAAGAGTTATATTACCTGCTGACGTAAAGTCACAAGTAGAATCTACAATAAGACCAGAAGTTGCTACTTTTTTAACTACTTCTTTATACTTAATGTTAGGTCTAACTTCTATCCCACCTTTGGAGATAGTGTTACCTGATAATAATGCAGCAGCGATATACTTTCCAGAAAACTCTCCTGCATAGGTTGATGTAATGTTTAAAGCCATTTTTATTTAAAATTTAATTGTTTATTAATTTATCTAAGACGTTATCCATTACAGAACCTCGTCTTTTTTCTGAGTATCTTGTCATTTCAACTTTATCAGAATTACTTTCAGGATTGTGCTTGATAGGATCAGCAGCAGGTTTTGAAAGCTCTTCTTTTAGTTCGCTGTCAAGATTTTCTTCATTATTTTCTTCATTATTTTCTTTTTCTGAGAACTCCTCTTTTACTGTTCTAGACTTTGGCTGTCTATCTTTAGGTTGTTCTTCAGCTTCAACTACTTTTTCAGAATTAGATTCCTTATCTTTTTTAAGATCAGAAATAGCATCTTCTAAATTAGCAATTCTTTCTTCCATTCCTCTCCAATCTTCTACAGTAACATATCTATTTGGATCATCTTCCTCTAAGTTTTCTGTCTCAGAGTCATCTTTTTCCAAATCTTCTGTTTCTGCTGAATCTTCTTCTTTAGCAGGAACGTCATCACTTACGTCTCTAACGTCAGCAATTATACCTTCTTCTTCTACGACTATTAACTCGCCAGATTCTAAGATATATTCACCAACAGGCATAGCGACTTTTTCATCATCAGTTTTGATGAAAATTTCTCTACCCTTTTCAAATGATTCAGCCTCTACAACTGTACCATTTTCTAATTTCCTTTCTTCAAGTTTTACCTGAATGTCAAGGAGTGTTTTGATTTGATTTATCATTTCACTTGCTTTCATAATTAAACATATAACGGTTATTAAAATTAATTTTGCATTTTTAAGATGCAGTCCTACTTATAACTCCAATTCCCTGTGACCATAATGATCCATCACAGCAATCAATACTATAAGTATTAGTGTCTTTACATAGACAAGCTCTGTTACTTCCTACTGGACTTGTCCTACTTGGTATAAATGTCTTTTTATTTTTCATTTAGCTGTATGTGTTTCGCAAGGCATATACCACGTTTGTCCTTCAAAATCGTGAGTATGATAACCTGAGCATCCTAAATCTTCAGCTACTTCTTCTGCTTTTTCTTGAGTATCATAAGCAAGTCTATCATCTATAATAGCATAATTAGAATCTACTACTTGATCTAAATATACTTTTTTATCTACTTGTTCAATATGTGATAACACATTTCTTAAAACAGAAATATCCATAGTTATTTATTAATTTTTTTAAGTTTAGATGCTGACCATTTTTTAGCAGCTAATCCACCCCATAAAAGGAAATTAACAGTTGAACAAGATAGCTTATCTTTAGCATCAAAATGCTCTTCAGCCTTAGAGAGATATTTATTCATCCTTTTAATAGTAGACATTGATATTGGTTTGCCTTTACTTAACTTATTAGCTCTTATTCTATTAATAGATGAAAAACATTTATTATTTAATTTCTTATTTAGTTCTAATCCTTTCTTTGCATTGTTTCTTACTGATTGAGGATAGTCTGAATGATATTCAGTTTTAGATTTTTTCCCTTTTTTGTTTATTAATATATCAGAAATATCTGAAAGCATTTCTTTAGCTTCTTCTTCTTCTATTTCAGCCAAGTGACTTGAGTAGTCTTTTTCTTTCTTTTCCATTTTGTCTACAAAATATCCTTCAATACTGAAACCTTTTACCTTACCAGTCTTAACGTATTCATTCCACACATCATCATTGTTTACTTTTACTGCTCCCATCCAAGTACCTACTGGTACGTTTAATCCATATTTTCTGGACTTATCATACTTTTCATCTTCTACAATCCAAGATTCTACTAAGGTTAGTCCACTAAGTTCGTGCTGATGTTCTAAAGTTGAGTTGTTTTGATTACCATTTTTAAGATATAATTGTGAGGCTTTCTCTACTGTATCTTTAGAGAAGTAGATGTAATATTCCCCTTCCTCATTCTTTCTATAAATAGGTTTATTAGGGATAAGTAAAGCACCCATTAAGATTTTTTTCTCTTTATTTATTTCTGTTAGTGTAATTTCTTCTGATTTTAAAGCTAAAAAATTCTCTTCTATAGCAGGGTTTTCTACAATAGAAATTGCATCTATACCCATCATTTCTTGAGCTTCGTCTAATATAAGTTCAATGATTTTCATAATTGTATAACGCTTTTATTTTATTATTTTGTATTTAACCAATAGATGCACCATCTACTATGTTCCTTTCTAAACTTTGTGCTGTAGTTACATCATTACTAACCACAAATGCTTGAATAGGTTGTTGATTCTGTTGTCCTATAGCACTTGCTAATTGATTTACTCCTGATCCTCCTACACTAGCTATATCTGGAGGACTAGATGGAGCAGCAGCAGTTGGAATTGAAGGAGCTGATATACTTGGCACACTACCTGAACCACCTGCTTGAGCAGCTATAGCTTTTGTTTTACTTACAGCACTTTTAATAGCCATTATAATACCTACAGCTTGTAGAGCATAACCAATTAACATAGGTATGTTTTGTGGGAATCCTATTTTAGCAGTTTGTGCAGCTCCTTCTGTAGTAGCAGTAGCAGCTCTTGTACTTGCTAAACTTGCCATAGTTATAGTTTTTTTAGCTTCTGCTATTAATTCTTGAGCTATCATTACTTGTTTAAATATCAATGCTGCTCTACCTGCTTTTGATTCAGCACCAAATAAACCAATAATACCATTAGTTACAGCACTTTTAGCAGCTAGTCTTTTTTGCTCTAGTTCTATTTCTCTGTCAGCTACAGCTTGATCTCTTGCTTCTTTTTCAGATGCTATAATATCTAACCTTTCTTTTTCTTTTGCGTCTTCTTGAGCTTGTATTTCAGCAGCTATTTTATCTTGTTCTTGTTTTTTAGCTAGGTCAGTAGCTTCCTGTTCATCTTTAACTCTTTTTTGTTCATCTTCAATAGCTTTTAAGGCAGCAGCCTCTTCAGCTTTTAAAGCAATAGTTTGAGATGTTACCTCTTTTTG